CTAAGCTACTCCGATTGCGAGTCCGTACACGGTTTCCGCGCTGGGTCCGCTGCCGATGGTTACTGTCGTGCTGCTGCTGATTGCGCCCGTCACCGCAGTGCCGGTTGCGCTCGTCCTCCACATTGAGCACACTTCAACTATTAAGAAGTGCGCTGACAACGTAAAGGTATCTGACGCAGACGCCGTAACGGAGAAGTAAACCATTTTCTTCCCACAATTCGGTGCGAACTGCGTTATCGTTGGAACTACTGTAGCCATTTCTTTTTTACCTCCTTAAGTTAAATTGTAGTAGCGAGTGTTGAACATTTCCGCAGTGCAGATTAAAGCTTCGTAACCCTTAATCATGAACTTGTAGGAGTCGTTCGTCTTCGCTAACTCTTCGTAAGTCAAGTCTTGCAAAACCCTCATCTGCCAAGTGTCTAAACTCAACACTAAGAGTTCGCGCGACCCACTCGTCATAGGCATAAATTTGGTTGCAATTACAGGCAAACCCTCGAATTCCAATGCTTTTATTCCAAACCCAATTTCAAAATTTGCAGTTGGCGGATACTTCTGGTATTCTTGAATGTCTGCTTTCATTGCGTCGAGCGTGCCGTAGTCCGTGAGTATCATGTTGGGGTCGCCTTGTCCGAGACTAGTCGAGTCGTTAGCGGTTCTCGCAACGCGAATTGCTTCACGAACCATCGGAATATCGATTACTGGAGTCGACGTCTTGTCTGACGCGTTCGTTGTAATCGTATTGCGGATACCGTCGTATTCTGCTCCAGCAATGCTTGCGCCACCTCCGTAAGCAGTGCGAGTAGTGTCAACGTCGCCGTTGATTATCGCGTCCTCTTCAATGTAGCGCGCGGAAATCGTTTTATTACGCACTTCGAAATTCAAGGCGTCAACGTATTGCTGGCTCAAGTAAAATCTTGAAGCCGCGAGCATTTATCCCGTCACGCGTCCAACGCTATAAAAATATTTCATTGGAACGCTCGTGCGAGCAATCGTGTCGTCCGATTCCGCAATCGCTGCATCCTCATTACGAAAACCTACGACTCCGCGAGCCGTCAACCTGTTGTAATCCGCAGTCTTGCCGTAGTTCGTGACTCTCGGAATGAGTTCAACGAGCGGCGTCAACCTGCGCGTTTGGTCAACCACTGAAGGGTCAACGTAAATCGGGATGAGCGACAAGTCAGTTGTCCCGCTCGCCAGTCCTCCGACATACAAAGCCTTGTTCAACGGCAAACCCGTTTCCTTCGCCATGCCTTCCGCAATAGCAGGGCGACCATCAAAATTCATCATTCCGTTTACATACTCAACTTCGTTGGGCATGAAACCCTTAGCGAAACTCGAGTAATTCCTAATCGACTTAACTTGATTAGCGAACTCCGGAGTCCCAGCTTTTTCTATAGTTGCAACGTCGTATTTCACTTTCCAATTCACCTCTAAAATCTTTTGCACGCTTTCGAGAAGTCAGCCGTTCCGTCAACCTTCGCTACTTGCGTTGGCGATTCCGAAGCCTTTTCGTCAACCACTAAACTTTTCGTTTTAGCGGTTTTTATCTCTAAATCTTCTACCTTTTTCTTGAGTTCCTCGTTTTCCTTCAATGCTTTCACTAAATCCTCCGAAGGAACTTCCTTCGTTGCTTCAGGCGGTTTCTCAGGCATCGGCGCAGCCGTGTGAGAATCATTTACTGGACTCTCACTCGCCTTCAAGTGCGACAACACGACGTCAATATCCGCCTTCGCCCTCTCCAGCATCGGTCCTAATCCTTCAGCGAGCTTCGGTTCGTTAGGCGTCGAGGGAACATTCTCCTTCTTAACCTCCTCTTTCTTTTCGTCTTCTTTCTTTTCGTCTTTCTTCTCTTCTCTACACTTCTCTGTTTCTGTTTCCATAGCTTTACCCCTCTTGTCCACCTCGTCATCGGTTTCCTTTTCGTGGTCGGAAACGATTTGTCGAGCTTGCGCGTCAGTCGCCCACGGGTGTTCTCTTTTCTCTTTATCGACTTCCGATTCATCAACTTCATTCTTCAAAAACTTTGCTATACGCCCGTAAATTTGCGCGTCTGGATTCGCTGGAATACCGA